CTTGTTTTAACATATTAATATCTCGGATGTCACGTAAATAAATACGAACCTTTACACCTTTTTTTTGGTAGATGTAAATCTGTACGCATTGCATCATTACTTCTAAATCGTTCATCGTATAAAATATAAACCTTTTGTTGGATTGTCTAATTGATATGCTACTGCGTAACGCAAAGCATCTATTGCGTGGTTGTGTTTGTCTATCGGTGTTTTTGACTTCTTCTCAAGCCACGAATAGTTGTTTAGTTCTTTGATTAAATCTATGCTATCTTCTGTAATTACAAGGTCGTAATCCTGTAGTAAACTTATTCCGTAAATAACAGAGTCTGCTCCTTTAATTGTAGGTACAACATTATTACCAAGTGCATTCAATTCACTTATTAATCGTGGTTCTGAATTGTCACCTACTATTAAATCTTTACTTGCAAAGTCTGAATTTAACCTTGCTATTTGGCTTGTGGTTAACGCCTGTTTGTAGTACAGTAACTTAACGTAAATGATTTTGTTTGTTTTGTCTATATTAGTTTTGACTAACGTTGTAGGGTCTGCACTAAATCCGTAGTCTTGTCCGTATACACTTACACCAACTTCTTTAAAGTCTCCTATCTTCCAATTGGTAAATATAACTCCTTCAGCTTTGTCTAACCAACCACCAAGTATTGTGTGTTTGTATTTTTCAGGTCTTCGTTCTTTTATGTATTCAACCTGTTTTAAAAAAGACTCGGATAGGTTTTCGATGTTATCCAAGTACGTTGTATGTATGTACGTGGTATCGTTTTTTATTAGTGTTGTACCTTGTTCTATTCCTTTGCTTTCAAAGAACTTGTCGTATATGAAATGTTCTTTTGTTGTAGGGTTAAGAATAAGAATAACTCTGTTTTGTTTTGTCTTGTGCCTTATGGATAAATCTATTTTGTCAAACGTATCTTCGTCTGTAAGTTCTTCGGCTTCGTCAAGTACCCAAGTAGTAACTCCTTGTAAAGATTTTAAGTTTGCCGTTTGTGTTCCAGAACTTGTCTTTATTCCTTTAAATATTATTTTGCTACCGGTTTGTAAGTTTATTATTTCGTCTTTTGTTACGACAAATTGGTCTTGCATTTGCATCAACTCAATCTTTTCTATAAATTCCGGTATTATTGAAATGGATGCCGAAACTAAAGTGTAACGTGTAAACAAAACAACGTGTCCGCTTTCCTTTGTAAGTAAAAGTAAGAACGTTGTAACGCTGTAAGACTTGGACGAACCACGACCACCGGTTACAATAAAGTAACGTGAAGGACTTCCTAAATAATTAAACTTCTGGTTTATAACTATCAATTCGGAATAGGTCTTTTACATCAAAGTCTGAAACACTTAAATTAGTATCTGTAGTTTGTTTAGGTTGTCCAAATGCGCTATCCATAACCGCTTTGTAAGCATTAACATCGCCTTTACTTGCTTTGGTTAACATCGCTAAAGTAATTACTTCTTCTTGGCTTAATTCTTCAACTTCGCCTGTGAGTCCGTTTTTTTGTTTGGTTATTAAGTCAAGATATTGCCTTGCAACTGTAGCTCGGTTCTTACTTCCTTTTGGTCTTCCGTTTGGATTTCTTACTTCGCCTTTTGTTGCAGGTTTTAAATTTTCATCGTTAGCCATTTCTTCTTATTTTTCTCTTATTACTTTGTTAATTTCATTCTGCGTTTTTCTTCTTAAATTTCTTAAAGGTTGTGTAATTTCTAAATGTTTAATATTGGTCACTATCCATTCTTTGTTTGCTCCTTTTTTATTTAAGTATTCTATTGCTTCAGTCAACCGCATTTTCTTCAGTTGTTACTTCTTCTGTTTGTTCTGGACTGTACTCGTTGTAAATTACTCGCAGCTTACTTACTAAATCTCTTAAACAACTTGAACAAGTGCTAAAGGTTAATTTTTGGTTTAGTACTCTGTTGTTAATTGCAATTAGACTTGTTTGTTCATCGCTTGTTAGTGTGTTCGTGTTTTGCTTAAAATAAGCGTCTAACGTGTTAAACTCATCTTCTGTTAAACATAACGGTTTTGCATACGGAAATAGTTTATTTAACTTTTCTTTACGTTCGTCACATCCGCAGTCTTCACCTGCAATAAATTTAACAAGTTTATCAATTCCTGTTGCTTCTGTAATTTTTGCGATTGTATCGCCTAATCCTTTACTTTTCATTTTTTCTTTTTTATTAGTTCGTAATCTTGGTTTATAAAATCTTCGTAGTCTTCTCCTACGTTATTTTTAATTCGTTTTTTACAAGTTTTAACCGTGTTAAATATACTTGTTACACTTATGTTTGTTTCACTACTTATTTGTCGTAAACTTTTATTCGTGTTTTTGTAAAGTTCAAATAATTGTTTGTCGTACCAATGCCAACTATCACATTCTAAATCTACATTATTTAACAAGTCATTGTATGCTTCGTTTTCTTCGGTGTTGTTTTCTTCAGCTAAATTATAAACATCGTCTAAAGGTATAAATTTAATTTTGTTGTTTTTGTTCACGTGCTGAAGGAAAGTATTTTTGAGAGCCAACCACATATATCCTTTACTTATGTTTCCGTCTTTAAATAGTTTTTCTTCGCTGCTCCACTTCATTAACATTATGTACGTTTCCTGTACTATGTCTTCAGCAAAGAAATATTCGCCAAATTGATTAACCATTTTAACCCATTCGTTATGATGCTTTGCAACTTTAGTTAACCATTCCAATTTTTAATTGTTTAGATATTAAGCAAATGTATGATTAATTTTTCAACAATACAAAGACGAATTTATTAACAATTAGTTGTGTAGAACAAAAAAAGCGCAAACAATTAAGTCTGCGCCTACGTTTTTAACTTGAAAATTTTATCTATTTATGAAGTAATCTATTTTTTTAAGCGTTGAAAGTGAAACGTCTTTGCCTTCTAAAAAATTAGTAAGCTGGAAAAAGTGGAATTTGTTTCCTTTGTCCTGTATTTCTTTTACGATGCTGTTTCGTGTTTTTAACCTTAAAATGTTTTTTACTTCAGTTCGTAACTGTTCGTCTTGTATGTACATATCAAAATGGTAAATCGTCGTTTACATCTAAATTAACATAACTTGGTTGTTTTAAAGTTCCGTTAATTTGTGGCTCACCTTTTACAAATGGTTCGCTAAATGAAGCCGACATAAATTTAACTCCCTTTGCTGAAGTTTTCAACCATAACGCTACTTCCATATCTTTGCCGTTTACGTTTACTTTGCCTTTGTAGTCTGGGTGGTTTTCCGCTTTTTTGTTGTCATTCTTAAAAATTGCACCTGTGTTGTTTCTTGTTTCCATTTTTTATTTATTTAGTTTATATTTAATTTAAAGTTATGCAATTTAAAGGTATGTTTTCCCATTCTTCTTGGTCTTCAGTTTCTGCCTTCCATTCGTAATTTTCTAACGGCTTTAAATCTATTGTTATATAAATTGGTTCGCTTTTTTCATAAAAATAAAAGTCTTCAATATTTACCTTTGTAACTATTCCAACAATTTCTTTAAATGGTAATTGCGCTTTTACAATTTTACCTATTAATTTTTCTAAATTATCTTTCATTTTCATAACTGTTTAATAAGCTTATAAAGTGAGTTCGCACAAATTCGCTTTTTGTAAGTTCGTGTTTATCAGCCATTTTATTAATAAGGTTAAATTGTTTTTCGGTTAATCTTACGATTAGTAATTTTGTTTTGTTAAATTTACTTTTATTTTTTGTTTCCATTTTTATTTGTTTTTAATTAATTATCATTACTAATCTGTTTGTTTCTATATTCCACGTAGCACCCATTTCTCTCATTTTAATTAAACTTTCAACGCTATCCCATTTTTTTTGTTTTACCAACTCATAAATCAACTCGTCCGTTAATTCTACTTCATCAATTCCGGCAAAAAAATTCATTATTTCCAAGTCTGTTTTCATATTATTTAGATTGTTTGTATTCGTGTTTCAATCGCTCCAAGTATAGAACAAAGTCCATTGCTTCTTCTTGTGCGTGTGTAAGCCATTCTAACGTGCTTAAATCTGTTCGTTCTAACGTTGTCTTGTATTTCTTTATTCCAGCTTCAGAACGTTCCTTGAATTTAGCCATTACGCTTAAAACGTTTTTGTCTTGTATTTGTATGTTCATAGGTTCTTCTTTTATTTCTTCTATTTCATCTATTAATGCTCCAAAATCATTTAGTGCGTCTTTGTGTGTACGTCTTCCCATTTCTCCAAGTAGTTGGTTGGTTGCATTGAACAAAGTATATAACTTATGTATTTCGTTTCGTGTTTTTTTCATAGCTTCTCTATTTCTTGTTTGACTTCGTTCCAATATTCTACAAAGTAAATATTTGCAGCGTTTAATTGTTCTAAGGTTTCCCAATCTTTTTGCCTTATATATGGACAAACTTTAATAATCTCATCAACTGCTATTAATGCACATTGTTTGCTCCAATAATTTCTTTTTTCAATATTAGATTCAAATAAACAATACCAATAACTATCGTATAAATCTTTTGCTTTTTCTTGTGGTGTCATATCAGCCAATTAAATAAATTGTAAATACCAACGGCAGCAAAACCATAAATTGCTATCCAAATAATAATTGCTATTGTTTTCTCTTTCATATTTTCACGTTGTTTTCGTTAATAAATTCGTTTAGTTTTTTCCTTACTTCAAACATTGCTTCGTTACCGTTGTATTTGTATTCGCTTCTTAACCAATTGTCAAACTCCGTAAGTGCTGAATAATAATTAATTCCGTTGTTTGCAAAGTCAAAATCTTCTTTGTCTTCAGGCAGGTTAAATTCAAGTATTGCTTTCATATTATTTACCTTTAAATTCATCAATTAACATTTTCCATAAAAGTATTACAGTAGGTAAAAGTAACCCAATAAATACTAAACCTAATACTATTTGTTTCATATTGTTTCTATTAAACTGTTAAAATAAATTCTTGCTTCTTCAACCTTGTTTTGTATTTCCCAAATTACAGTTTCATCACGTTCTATTTTAAAGACTTTTACTTTTGTTTGTTCTGGAAGGTGGTCAAAGTTATGTTTCTTTTCTACGTATTCTCTAATTTCTGCGTCTTCGTCAATTTTAAATTGCTTCCAATGTTCACGTCTAATTTCGTCTTCAACTATTTCTAAAGGTGTGTTTACTAAACAATAACAAAGTAGTGCTTCTGTTTTTCCTGTTAGCCACATATAACCCTGTAATTGATAGTAATAGTCTTTTGTAGGTATTTCGTCTTCAAAGAACGGAAACGTGTGTGCTTCGTAACTGCATTTTATGTCTAATAAAATTTCATTCGTGTTTACGTCGGGTGTTCCTGTTATCCATTCGTTGTTAAAGTGTTCTTCGTTCTTAAATATAAACCCTAAACCTAAAACATCGTTTACCAAGCTAATTGCTTCGTCTTCACATTGTAAACCTTTGTCGGTGTAACGTGAACTAAACTCTTTTTTAATGCCAAATTTTTCTTCTAAAACAAGTTCTTGGATGTAACTCTTTGCAGTTTTGCTTAATGTTTCGGTCTTGGTGCGTGGAGCGGTCATCAACCGCCCCAATGCTGAACAACGTATTTTCATACTTCTAACGTTTTTAATTGTGCAGGTGTTAAACTAAACTTTGTTGTTAGTTCTTCAACTGTATATTCTCCTTTGCTAATTGCGTCAATAGCTTTTTGAAACCTTGCGTTGTCTATTGTAGACTTTTTAGGTTCGTGTTTTACTTGTTCTCCAGAAGCGTCTGTGTCTTTGTCCGAAACAATGCCCAAAATCGAACTCAAACAGTACCTACGAAAATAGGTGCAACCGCTTCCGAAACTTTGGTATAAATTCATTTGCTTTAATTCAATTTGTGGAATCAACGTGCTACTTTCTAAACTTTCACCGCTTTCAATATGAAATAAAATAGTTGCTAAATAGTTTTCGCCATCCTTTGAATTAAGTAATTGTGTAAACCCTAATCCGTGTTTTTTTAGAAGTGGGTTTATTACTTCAAAGATTTTCGGTAAATCTGCGTAAGTGTAACCGTAACCTTGTGTTGCTTTGTGAATAACAGGAACTTCTTGTTGGAACGCTGCTAAACTTTTAAATAAATGTTTCATAGTTAAATAATTTAAGTTAATAATATATGCAAATATAAATAAAGTTATTTAATAAACAACTATTTTTTTAATTTATTTTTGATAAATCGCTAATTAAACAAATCCAAGTGTCGGTTGCAAAGGGCTTTACGTGACCCATTTCCCCTTGCTTTTTTAGTTTTGCTATTAATTTCCAATCTTTTTTTCTAATCATTCCTTCACAATAAGCGT